GCACCGGCAATGATACCAATGGAGATATATCGCAAGGATAATGAGCAAGGTGAATACTATGTTCAATTTTCAGAGGAAACAATCGCAAAGATTCACGAGAAGTTCATGAGTGACCTCCGCAATCGTGATCTATTCAACCTGGAGCATGACACATCCAAGACAGTTCCTGCATATATCCTTGAAACATGGATTGTGGACCAACCAAAACAAGATAAGGCATTCAGTACATTCGGTATTGATGTGCCAAAAGGTACCTTGATGGTGACTGCTCAGATAACTGATAAAGAGTATTATGCTGAATTGGTTGCCAATGACCAAGTTGGATTCTCAATCGAGGGATTCTTGGGATTGAAATTAAGTAATCAATTAAACAAATATAACATGAACAAATTACCTGATGGGGAACACTTAATCGATGGCAAAATCTACGTTGTAGTAGATGGTGAAATCACTGAGATTAAGGATGCACCAGTTGCTGAACAAGCAATGGAAGAAGTTGCACTCGAAGAAACAGTTGTTGAGGAAGAAGCTCCAATTGTTGAAGATGCAGTAAACGAAGAAATGGCAATTGATCCCGCAATGGATTCAGAGGCTATCCTTGCAATCGTTACACCGATTCTTGAGGAGAGAGAAAAAGCAATCATCGCATTGATTGCTGACCTTCGCAACCAAATGGAAGAGATGTTAGCTGCGGATGCTGAAGAAGATGTAACCGAAATGCCAACACAATTATCAACACAAGAAAAATTCAGTGCAGTAAGTAAATTTTTAAACACAAATAACTAATAAAAAACAAAATGAGCAGAAAATTAAAATTCGACTTGGACATTGACGCATCAGCGTTATTGCAAGCAAACAGTGAGGCATTTTACTCACGAGCGTATTTGAATGAGGAAGTAGTTGATAACTACCGTACACTCCCAGGAGTTAAGTACAAAACTAAAATTTCAACCGTAACTTTCGGTCAAGTTTTACAAGCTGAGAACTGTGGATGGAATGCATCAGATGATGACCTATCATCAGTAGAAGTAGACGTATGTGGATTATCCGCGATGGCTGAGATTTGTCAATTCTCTTTGGAGCAATCATTCGTTTCATTGCAAATGACAAAAGGATCTAACGGTGATTTCACTGTTGCGTCTTTCATGGACTTCTATTGGGGAGAAATGGCGAAAACAATCGCTGAGAACATCGAGAAATTACGTTGGTTAGGTGACACAACTTCATTAGTTCCTGCACTTGCATTGTGTGATGGTTATGTGAAGTCATTGGTTGCTGATTCAGCTAACGTAATTGATATCACATCTCCAGTTGCAATCACTCCATCAAATGTTCTTGCTAAATTAGCATTGGTGTACGCTGCAATTCCTGCTGCGGTTATCGCTAACCAAGAGGAGTTGAGAATCTATGTATCTACACCGGTAGCTACTGCTTACCGTGCTGCGGTTGCTGCTGCCAACACTCAAGCCAACTTGACTCAAGCATTGGATTTCTCTTACTTAGGTATCAAAATGGTAATGTGTCCAGGAATGGGTACAACATCTAAAATTGTCGCTACGTTACGCGGAAATCTTTTGTATGCATTTGATGCTGAAGGAGATGGAAAAGCGTTGAGAGCTATCAATCTTGCTGATACAGTTGCTGAGCCGGTTATCCGTACTCGTGCAAACATGAAAGTTGGATTCACTCATGTGAATGGTAATGAGATTGTATTCTACAACTCTGCATCTTAATTAATATTCTTGAGGGGATGAAATACTCCCCTCTATTTTTTAATATTTAAAACAACAAAAATGGCTTGTGAAAATTTAGAAACTATTGTCAAATCATGTTTGAACAACAGTGGGGGGATTTTCAAAGTGTACATAAATCAACAAGATAACATCGATACAATCGCATTTGCTGCGGCTCCTAACACATGGACAATCGATGAAATTAACCTGATCGTGGGTGGTGATTTATATACTGAATTTGAAATCCGTAGAAATACCGGAAGTTACACCGAAGATGCAGCGATTGACCTTGTCAATGGTAGCTCATATGTAACCGCAACAATCAGCTTGATGTTCCACCGCCGTGATCAAGCGAAATCTCAAGCAATTAAAGTTCTTGGTGCTGGTCAACAATACCTGAACGCAATCATTCAAGATGCTAATGGTTTGTATTGGTACTTCCCATACTTGCAATTGAGTGCAGTTGGTGAAGGCTCAGGAACTGCTCGTGCAGATGGTAGCAAATATTCAGTGACATTGATTGCTGAGAATGATTTCCTTGCATACCAGGTAGATCCAACAATCATCCCTGCGTTGATTGCTTAATATTATCTAAAAAAAGAGAGAGCCATCCATTAGGGTGGCTTTTTTTATAAACATTTTTCCTACTTTTTATAATATATTAGTATGATTTACATTGATAAAGGTGAGGTGAATTCAATTGTGCTGACTCTAACTGAGGTAAGCACTCTGTCGAATCCGTATTATTTGTTCGTTTTTAACAACGAAATGGATACAACCGACACTCCAATCCTATTCACGACCGATGACATCTCCACTTGGAAGGAAAGATTCAATCTCTTCCTATTGGATGAGCCGGTTGATGTGATTTTGGTCAAAGGACAATACCGATATCAAGTGTATGAATCAACAATTCCACCAACATCTATCCAGGACACAACGGGAATCGTTATTGAAGAGGGTAGAATGGTTGTAAGTGGTGCAATACAAAACTCAATCTACGATTAACATGGGATTATTTGACCGATTTAGAACAACAAAACAACAGTCACCGGAAGTGGTGGAAGGATATCAATCCTTTTCAACACCATTCCTTAAAATTGGCTCAGGGAATTTATCTCTTCCATATGTGAATGGGAGGCATCAAACAAGTGGATGGATTCCATTTGGTGATGCGAATTTATTTCCTTCCGTATTGAATCAATTGGTATACTCATCACCATTGCATGGAAGTATCGTTGACTACAAAACAAATGCAGTCATTGGTGGAGGAATTGAATTACAAACAACCACAACGACACCTCAGGAGTTACTTGAATTGTACACATTTGAGAAGAAATCAAAATTGAAAAAGACAGTTCGGATAACAACCGAACAATTGATTGTCCACAACCGCGTATATTTCAAATTGTACTTTGATGATAAGATGAAGCTCACACGAATAGAGAATGTATCTCCGGACAAAGTGAGAAGAGGACAAAATCCTAACAACTACTTTATTTGCGATGATTGGGCAGCAAGAATTGACGTGCGTGATATCCAAAGACATCATCCAACTTGCACCGACCGATGCCAATTATTTGTATATGAGGTTGAGTGTTTAGGTCAAGAGTGGTATCCGCTTCCAAAATACACATCGGCACTTAATTTTGCATATCTCTCGGGCGAGTTATCGTACTTCGCAAAATCAAACATTCAGAACAGTGTTTTCCCATCATTTGCGATGATGTTCCCTAAGCGACCGCAGTCGGAAGAGGAGAAGAATGTACTTCGGTCCACAATGGACAAGATGAAAGGTGCGGCAAATGCAGGAAAAGCAGTTGCATTCTTTGCCAATGGTGCAGAGCAGATGCCTAAAATTGAAGCTATTCCAACAAATCAAAACGATAAACTATTCCAGGAAGCATCCGGATTGAATACTGAGCAGATTTGTTTTGCTCATACAATAGATCCGATACTGATGGGAGTTCGAACAACCGGCTCACTTGGCTCAGGTAGTGATATCAAACAAGCGTATGTGATATTTGAAAAGAATGTCGTGATGCCATTGAGAGAGCAGGTTGCTGATATCTTCAATGAGATACTTCGAATTGCAAAAATTAACGCAGATTTCAGAATCAACAACTTCCAAATCATCAATGAAACAATTGTTGAGGTGGAGGGAGATGCATCCAAAACACAAGACGCATTGAATGCCATGAGTCCATTGGTTGCGACCAAGGTACTTAACACAATGACCACAAATGAAGTTCGTGCATTAGCTGCCTTGGCTCCGGTTGAAGGCGGTGATGTAGTTCCATCCACACAAACACCTCAAGCATAATGTTGTATTTCATCACCGAAACCTACCTCAAAACAAATACACCAATCACTGCCAATGTGGATGTGACTGATGTGACACCATACATCGCTACTCAAGCACAATTGAGAGTGATGCCAATCCTTGGGACTGTCTTTTATGATTATTTATTGGAGGCATACAACGACCAAACATTGACACCGGAAGAGGAAGCTCTTGTTCTATTCATCCAACCGGTGATTGCTTGGCGTTCAGCTGAGGATGCAATCTTTGGATTGACCTACCAATTGAAAAACAAAGGACTTCAAACTCAGTTCGGTGATAACTCATCCAGTGTATCGCGTTCAGATGTCGCATTTGGGATGGAACACTATGCTCAAAAAGCATCATTCTTTGAGATGAGATTGATTCGCTACCTGGTAAAGAACAAAGCAGAATTTCCACTATTCACATCCCATGAGAATCGCGATACCGATTTAAGACCTCAGATTGATTGTCATATGTGTGTTGGAAATTGCTTCATGAATGGAACTTGGACTTGTGGATATCCAACTGATAACGGTTATAACAATCAAATCTTGGTATTATGAGGCAGAATGTGTTGATGTTGACTGCATCCTTTTGGGCGATACTCTCACCAGTGATGCCAATGATATACTTGGCAATGTTAGCCATCTTCATTGATACCTGCTTCGGCATTTGGCGATCAGTAAAAAAAGGAGGATGGAATGCATTCCAATCTCGCAGATTATCCGACACAATTTCCAAGTCATTACTTTATGGTGGTGCAATTATGTTCACCTTCCTCATCGAGAAGTACATCGCAGGAGATATCATCGCACAATTTATCTCGGTTGAGCTTATAATGACCAAAGTATTCGCATTCTTTTGTGTGATGGTGGAAATCAAGTCAATCAACGAATCATATGAGAGTGTGACCGGCAAGAATGTACTCGCAGCTCTTCGCAAATTTATCACCAGGACAAAAACAAACTTAGACGAATTCAAATGACATTGATTGAAAAGTACGTTGTTTTCACTAAAAAGTGGGAAGGTGGACTATCCAAAGATAAATCAGATTCAGCATCTAGCTATCCTTGTCCAACTCCTTATAAGGGAAAAACGGGATATCACACAAACGCAGGAATAACTTACAAAGCGTGGGTTTCGTTTTTTGGAACTGACAATGATTCACGTTTCTATCTTATGAACGCTGAGGATTGGTTTAAGATATTTAAGAAGGGATATTGGGATGCAGTCAAAGGTGATTTGTATATGTCACAAAATATTGCAATATTTGTTACCGGAATGGCATGGGGGAGTGGAGCTAAACAAGCAATCAAATCACTTCAAACTGCAATCAATCACTGCGGAGTTAAATGTGAAGTAGATGGAGTCATTGGAAGTCAAACAATAAATGCAGCCAATTCAATTGAGCCGAGAGTATTATTTGATACCTTAACAAATGAGAGAGAGAGATTTTTTTATGCAATTGGAGTGGGAAAAAATGCTAAATTTATTAACGGATGGATCAATCGACTAAACGCTTATCGTTCTACATTTCGACCTTAATTTTATTAAGTTCATGTTCAGCTGAACATCATTTGAACAAAGCAATCAAAAAAGGATACAAATGTGAGGAGGTATCCGATACCATCCAAATCACATCGGTTGATTCATTTCCCGTGATCGTTAACAACGAAATTGTGTGGGAGAAATTCATCACTCAAAAGGATACGGTTGTAATGTGGCACACGCAGTATGTTCCAAAGACTAGGTGGGAGAAAAAGATTGAGTATAAATTGAAAAGAGATACTATTCGCCAAATTCAAAAGGTGGAAGTTGCAAAATATAAGAGTCAAAGGAAAACACGACCTAACATATGGCTCTTTATAATCGGATTCCTCTTGGGAATCGTTACCAAATACCTCTTGAGATATGCTAAAAAAGCACTCTAAAAACATTCACGAGCTTCATCTTGATGGCGCGACTGTTCAACTTGCAATGATGTCCGACCTTCACTGGGATAATCCGAAATGCGATTGGGATCTATTGAAACGTGATTTTGATTACTGCCTTGAGAACGATATTAAGGTCATGGTGAATGGTGACTTCTTTTGTTTGATGCAAGGGAAAGGTGATAAACGAGGAAATAAGTCAGATATCCGACCGGAACACAACAACGCAAAGTATTTGGATTCAATCGTTGAAACCGCGGTTGAATGGTTTAGTCCATATGCTCACATCCTTACTGTTATAGGATACGGTAATCATGAAACTGCAATCATCAAGCATCAAGAAACCGACATCCTTCAACGATTCGTTGACTTGCTTAATTACAAGAATGGTAGCAACGTAATGACCGGAGGTTATGGTGGATGGATTATCATTCATCAACAATATACAACGAGTTCATGGACCACAACCAAATTAAAATACTTCCACGGATCAGGCGGTGGAGGAATCGTGACCAAAGGAGCAATCAACTTGACCAGGGCATTGGAAACATACGAGGACTTCGATATCTTCTCAATGGGCCACATCCATGAGAATGCTTGTCGAAATGATGTGAGAGATACAGTAACTCATTCACCGAAGCATGGATATGTCAACCATCACAAAAACATTCACCTCATGCTTACCGGAACTTACAAAGAGGAGTACGGTGATGGCTCCAAAGGATGGCATGTTGAGCGAGGAGCTCCCATCAAACCAACCGGAGGAAGAATACTCAAGATAAATGCCAAAGAAATAAAGAAGGAAGGTATAAGAAAAATGTACAAAAGTATCGACTCAATCAAATTTCCTTTGTAAATTAGCGAATCATTAGCGTGTGTTAAGGGGGATGTCGAGAGGCTCCCCTTTTTTTATGGGTATAACCTGAGTTTTGTCAACTTTTTTCAGGCTATAACTTGACAAACATTTGACACTATTTAGATTTATTGTCAATTGTATATACGCATTGATACGAATCGATACGCAAAATATACGAATTTCACCTTCATTAAGTAAATTTACTTTACATGAATACCCCATCGGGTATAGCATTCACAATTAATTTTGTTCAAAAGTGAAAAAAAAGTTAAAAAAGTTTTGCATTTGTGAAACCTTTCATATCTTTGTGGAGTAAACAATTAAAAAACACGCAATGAAAAAACAAGAAATGATTGACGCAATTATCCAGGAACATGATGTTCTATGGAATGAGTACATGGAGATGCTTGAGGCATTTGGAATCAATGATGAGGGAACTCAGAGAGCAGGAACACGAGCTGCAACACTTGGACAATTAATCGACAAACTTGAAATCAGATGAGAACACTAAACGAAAATCAAAAGGACATCCTTGGCACTGTTGTAGCCTTGTCATTATTTTGGCTTGTAATCGGTTATCTTTCGATTAACCAAGCTAACTATTGCAATACGGAGAAAGCTCCGCAAATCGAAGAAAAACACGTTCAATCAAAGGTATTGGATGCATATGGGGAACTAATTACTAAACACACGCAGAAATGAATTGGAAAAAAGAGATTGATCGCATTGATTTAGATTTCATGGAAGTAAATCACCACTCCATGGTTGGATATTATCAAATCAAAGATGTGCATTTCAAAGTGAACATTGATTGGTGGAAAAACAATTATGATTTTGAAACCGCTCGATATGACATTGACATCAAGATGGTAGATGGAGTATGGTGGACCGATGAGGAGCCAACCGATAAGGTCATGGAGTTTGGTCCAGGATACAAGGAATGGATGCTTTCAATGATTGAGCACTTGATGGATGAGAGAGATTTCCTAAATGAATATACTTGGGGAAATGATAATGATGAAATTGATTGGGATGAGTATGGTATTTAAACTACAAAGGATGAAAAGGTTTTGGACAACCAAGTCATCCGCAGAAACAATCAGAGGTACATTTAACGAGGAACTGTACAAAAGAATTTGTGAAATAAAGTTCAATCAAAAGCTATGAGCTACAAAAGAAAAGAGAACTATGAAGCATCAATGCTTGGTATTGCGTTGAGCTTCGGTATCGCAGGAGTGTTAATCATCATTAAATTAGTGTCGCTATGTATAAATTAACCTACATTATCGGAAAAAGAACAGTTCAAAGTTGGAATTTTCACTCAAAGTCACTTGCATACTGGATGAAGTCGGAGCTTTTAACCAAAGGAGGATATGACATGGGGAAATTTAAAGTGGAGCCGTTATGAATCAGCATCGAATCATGCGAGTAATCAAGCTCATTGAATTCCTTAAAGAGAAGCCTCGACACATTTACACGATGAGCAGATATCTTCAAATCAGTGAACGATCAGTATACCGATATCTCAAGATGTATGAGCAGTTAGGATACCAGGTGGAAAGAGATATAAACAAAAAATACTTTATAAGATGACAAAACAAGATAAAATAAAAGCAATCAAACACATCATTCAACGCGATCAATTGGATGTAACAAGTCGACACCAGGTATTGACAATGAGGAGAAGATATCTAATGGCAGAACTGAGGGGATTGAATCTTCCATTTCATGCGATTGGTGAGTATTTCAATCGAGGTCATGCAACAGTGATGCACAACATCAAGCTGCACAATTGGTCCATTGAGAGTGGTGATTTATATTACATCACCGTTATCCAAGATGATATTGACGAGCTTCAGGGGAATGCTCATGTGAAAAAAATGAGATTTCTTCGTGATGAGATTCTTAAATGTAAGTCATACAATCAGCTCAAAGCAATCAAGAGAAGAGTGTTGAGGAACGAATATGAGGAATTGTTATCAGTTGAGTAATAAAATAGGTACACAAGTACACATTTTCGGTCATATACTTATACTTATTTAATTATTTTGAGAATCGGAAAAAATAATATTTTCAAAAAATACCAAAAAAACGTGAAAATGTGTACCAAAATCGCCGAAACACTAGTAAACATTGAATTTTAATAGGTACACATTTAGGTACACATTGAGGTACTAATTGAAAATAAAGTGTATTTTGTTGAGTAATGGAATAAATTACTATCTTTGTTGAGGGGTTGTCGGAGGCATCCACTTAAAAGGTTTTCACTGTTCCTTTCCCCCTCTTTTTTTTTAACAGTGAACTAAAACAGTATTATGATCGTTTCAATTTTTAAGAAGGTAACGGATACCACAAATCCATTCAACAAATCAGCTCTCTATTGTCTTGAAAGAATTCGAGATGGTAAGTCAAAGGAATTGGTTGAGCAAATCAGAGCTTGTGCCACAAAGGATGAGCAAAAACAATACAAGAATCAGCTTCCTGGAGTTTGCTTCAATGGAACTTTCAAGAGTCGCTCAGTGAAAGGTATCGAACAAAGGTCCGGATTAATGATATTGGACTTTGACAACATGAGTCACACTGCTGAGGCAATTCAATTCAAGGATGCATTGATGTTCAACAACTATGTTTTCAGTGCATGGATATCACCAAGCGGAAAAGGAGTGAAGGCATTGGTCAAGATTCCAACTGAGGGAGATTTCAAAGGATATTTCGATGCCTTGAAAACTTACTTTGATTCTGATTATTGGGATAGTTCAGGAAGTAACCTTGACCGATTCTGTTTTGAGTCATATGATCCAGATATTTACATAAATCAAGATTCATTGCTTTGGAGTGCTATCGAAGAGCCGGAGATTGAGGAAATTGGCTCAATGGATGTGATGATTCCAATCAAATCGGACAACCGTATCATTGAAAACTTGATGAAATGGTGGGAACGGAAGTATGGAATGGTACCAGGTGAGAAGAATAATAACCTCTTTAAACTTGCAGCTGCATTCAATGACTTCGGTATTCAGAAAACTGAATGCGAGAATGTGATGCTTCGCTTTGATGAAGGAGGGAAGGAGAATGAGATTCGAAAGATAATCAAATCAGCATATTCAAAGACATCTCAATTCGGGACCAGGTACTTCGAAGATAATACATCTAGGGCGAAGATTGAAAAGCACATTCGAGCAGGTAAAAAGACAAACGATATCATCAAGATACTTCCTGAGTTTACTCAAGATGAAGTTGAGAAGTGCGTTGATGCCATTAAGGAAACCGGAAACATTGAGGATTTTTGGACTTATAACAATCAGAATCGAATTCAACTCAGCATCCATCAATATAAGTTTTGGCTCCAACAAAACAACTTTTTCAAATACTTTCCTGCTGATTCCAATACTTACTCATTCATTAAGAAGGAGCAGAATCTGATTGAGGAAACCAATGAGAAGAGAATCAAGGATTTCACACTCAGCTCTCTATTATCAAGGGAGGAGATTGGATTCCAACCGTATGATTTGATGGCAGGTGCGACAAAATACTTCACATCTGAATTCCTTTCGATGTTAGATAGTGCTCAAGTTGAGATGATGGAGGATACTGCGGATAAATGTTATCTATATTACCGGAATTGTGCGGTGGAAATCACCAAGCAAGGGATATTTAAACACGAGTACATTGACCTGGATGGATATGTATGGAAAAGGCAGATAATTGACCGAGAATATATTTCTAGTGATCACCATAAAAGTGAGTTTAGAACATTTCTATGGTTGGTAAGTGGCAAAGATTCAGCAAAGTACAACTCATTTAAGTCAGTTATTGGATACTTGATGCATTCATACAAGACCTCAGCGAGTAATAAAGCAATAATATTCAATGATGAAACCATATCAGAGAATCCGAATGGAGGAAGTGGAAAAGGATTGTTTTGGAATGCATTGGCTAAGTTAAAAAAGGTAGCATCAATTGATGGAAAGACATTTGAATTCACCAAAGGATTTCCTTATCAAACAGTGTCAACCGATACTCAGCTCTTGGTATTCGATGATGTGAAAAAGAACTTCAACTTTGAGAATCTCTTCTCATTGATTACCGAGGGAATCACATTGGAGTACAAAGGGCAGGATGCCATCAAGATACCAGTGAATAAATCTCCCAAAATTATCATCACTACCAACTACACAATTGGTGGAGTGGGTGGCTCATTCGAGAGAAGGAAGTTTGAAGTGGAGATGAGTAACTATTTTGGTCACACACGATCACCATTGGATGAGTTTGGTCATATGTTGTTTGATGATTGGAATGATGAGGAATGGGTAATCTTTGACAACTTCATGATTCAATGCTGCCAATACTACCTGAAGAATGGATTGGTATCTCATGAGTTCACCAACCTGGATGTGCGTAAATTTATCAAAGAAACGTGTTTTGAGTTTTACGATTGGTCCAATGATGGGAATCTTCCATTGAATGTACGGTTGTACAAAGACGAGCTTCATGAGGCATTCACTAATGAATACACCGATTACGCCAAACTGAGCAAAAAGAAATTCTCTCAATGGCTGAGTATTTTTGGACATTATCATGGATACAAGATTGATGAGAATAAAACAAACAACCGGAGATGGATTGAATTCGGAAGGACCGATAAAACACCAAGTGATCCGGATGATATTTGGGATGAGTTAAACGATAAAGCAAAGAAGATATGACAAAACAAAACAAAGAACGAATCAAAGACCTCGAAAGAGCTCTCACACGAGCGAAGTATCCAAAGATGCCATATGTGGATTCATTTCTCACCAATTGGAAGGATAACTCAGCGAATGCACTCACCAAATCCATATGCGGATTCCTTCAGATGAGTGGATGCCAAGCGGAGCGAATCAACACCATGGGAGTGTATCGCAAAAAGTACCGTACTGATGGAGTGGAGATGGGAGGGCAATGGACCAAAGGAACGGGAACACCAGGCTCTGCGGATATCTCGGCAACCATTAGAGGTCGCTCAGTCAAGATTGAAGTCAAGTATGGGAAGGATAGGCAATCAGATGCACAAAAAGTATATCAAAAAATGATTGAAGATGCTGGAGGAGTGTACTATATCTCAAGAACTTTTGATGATTTCATTGAATTTTACGATGAATTTATTGCCAATCTAAAATAGTTTATTATCTTTATTGAAAATTAACACGCTAAATAATGGAAAAACAAGAGAAAACAGTCGCAACACTGTACCAAAAGTTGCATCTTGCTAAGCAGCAAATCGGAAAGGTAGCAAAGAATGCTACGAATCCACATTTCAAAAAGTCATATGCCGACATCAATGCACTGCTCACCGCAGTCGAGCCAATTCTTTTAGAGAATGGATTGATTCTACTTCAACCAATTGTTGGAAATGATGTGGTGACGAGAATCATTGACATCGATTCAGGTGAGATGGTTGAATCATTCATGACTTTGCCGATTATTACGGATCCACAAAAGGTATTGAGTGCAGTGACTTACTTCCGAAGAGGAACATTGCAATCACTTCTCTCACTTCAGGCAGTGGATGATGATGGAAAGGCAGCATCGATTGCAGTCGCTCCGGTTAAACCTGCATTGGACAATGCGAGATTCGAATCCGCAGTGGCATCCATTCAAGCAGGAAAGTACACAAAGGAACAATTGATTGAGAAATGGTCATTGACTGAGGTACAACTTAAAGCATTAGAATTATGAAATGGCATCCATCCTCCATCGGCAAGTTGATGACCAATGGCCGAGGCAAGAATGAAATGGGACAAACTGCAAAAACTTACATCAAGCAAGTTGCTAAGGAAAACTTCTACGGATACCGCAGTCAAATCAATTCCAAGTATATTGAGAAGGGATTGAGTCAAGAGCAGGATTCAATTGACCTGCTCAACACGGTGCGATTCGAGGGATACGTCAAGAATACCGTGCGAATGGTTGACGAGCTGATGACCGGTGAAGCGGATATCATCACCAACGATTCAATCATTGACATCAAAACATCCTGGTCATTGGATACCTTTCCAGTGATGGCAGAGGATGGATATGATGCAATCTATGAGTGGCAGCTTCGTGCTTACATGAGGCTATATGACCGACCTAAAGCAGAATTAATCTATTGCATGGTAACTACATCCAACGAGCTACTGAACGAGTGGGAGAACTTAGATATGCACCGCGTTGACCACATCGCACCGGAGAAGAGAATCACCGTACTTTCATTTGATCGTGATGAGCAGAAGGAGAAGGAGATGGTTGAGAGATTGGAATTGTGTACTGAGTATTATAATGAGTATTATAAATTATTGGAAGCGAAATGAAAATAACTATACAACAATACGAACACACTGTAAGCCACGAAGTACCTCACAATGATGTTGACCTTGACGAAGCATTGAGAATGTGTGAAGGACTACTAAAGGCAATTGGCTACCATTTCACTGGCAACCTTGAGATAGTAAACGAGTGGAAAGATAACGATGAGTGGAAGGAACAAATCAATCAAGAATAAGTGGCAATTTTTACCACATATATTAAATAGAAATGATAACTAAACAACAAGAACAATGAAACAAGATAAGTCATGGAAAATAGAGAAAAGACTTTTTTTCTTAAAAAACAAAATACTTTATTGTAAAGCAAATGGTTTAAGACCTTATTATTTCCATCAACAATTGGAAGTTGAAACAAACAAATGGTTCAAGCAAAGAAGCGAAGAATATAAACAACAAGAACAATGAAACTATACGAGAATTTTATTAATGACGGCACTTTAACTAATTTTTATGGTGGCAAGACAGATAGTGGGTATAAATTACAAATTAACGGTGAAGAAAAAATGAAGATAGATATTGATGACTTCAACCGAAAGGCAGAACACATTATTGAAACTGTTGTTAAACCACAAGTAGCAAAATACGAATTAAGTAAACAATTAAACAAATCAAATATGGAATTAACAGTAACCGGCACAATCAAAGTAATTGAGCCAATCAAGCAAATCAGCGACAAGTTCTCAGTGAGAATGTTCGTATTAACAGTTCCCAATGGAGAGTATCCTCAAGAGGTTATCTTCCAACTAGCTCAAGACAAGTGCAAATTGATTGAGAACTATTCACCTGGTATCGACATCACTGTGAAATTCAATCTCAGAGGTCGTGAGTACAATGGGAAGTATTATAATACTTTGGATGTATGGAATGTTCAATCAACACCGGTAGTAAGTGAGAGCTTTGACGATTCACCTTTCTGATGGGGAAACCATTCGTGACTTCATCGATAGAGAGGTGAGGTCACGAGTATCCAAGAGATACAAATTAGCACACATTGCTGAGGATATGGGAATCACTTACCTTCAGTTGTGGAGATTCTTGAAAGGTCATCCAGTGAATGAGGAATTTTACATCAAATTTTTTAAGTATTATGAGAGATAGATACTTCATTGCCTATGTTGGCACCCAAAATGAGAATCCCCACATGATCATCAATCGATTTCAAGATGTGTTCAGTGGGATGAACGTCAATTATTGCATTGTGTTAACGATGGAAGATGATGAGGTATATATCGAGGAAGTGGATGCAGCTGCATTCGAGGAAGTTAAATGTCAAATGAATTGAGATGGGATGTAAACCACTTACAGGACGAATAGAATACAAAGAACCTATGAAAAAAACAAACCAAGAATTAGAAGATTTATACGATTTAATGGAGCTAATCATGCATGAACTGAAACCAAATACAATCAGCATATATCGACAAGAGCTGAGTGCATTAGGTGAAATGCTTTCGGAAGTGGAGGTCATCCCCGAGGATAAACCAATCAACACCGATCCAATTCTCACCAAGGTCATGACCAAGTATTATGAGCGTTCCGAAATGGGAATCAAAAAATATGGTACAACATTGGAGAATAATTCGTTACCTTTACTCGATTGGTTGAATCATCTCCAGGAGGAATTGATGGATGCGACCTTGTATATTGAAAAATTAAAGCAAGAAATATGACTTACTTAGCTTCACTCGCACTCAGTTGGTTTCTAGTATCATTCGAGCCAATTCAGATGATATGGGATAACATCGCAGTGCGAATCCGACCGAATCACCTAGTCAACTACATTCATGCCGGACTTGGTTGTTGGAAGTGCATGAGCTTTTGGTCCACATGGATCATCACTGGTGATTTCATTCAGGCAACTATTGTGTCATTCATTGCGTTTATAATTGAGGAATGTTTAGCGAAGCTCAAGTAAAATATATCAATGAGATTATCACGTCAAGTGATGCGTCTAAGTATGCCAAGATTACGCTTAAAGCACTGTACCGAATATACGATGAGCACACCGGAGAGATTACAACCGATTGCTTTTGTGCCAGGACAGTGAGAAAGATATACTATAAGCAATTTATTGAATGGTATGAAGCGAACACTTGACCGATATATCTCAAGGCATTATGATGAGGTGAGGACATATACTGAGTATTTCCTCGCAAAATTCAAGGCCAACATGATTGCCGATGTAGTCATCAACAACAGTTATCTTTATGTAGCTGAGATAAGTGATGATACAAAGGATGAGAATAAGGTTAAGAGCTATTTGTTGAACACGATCAAGAAACAAATCCTTTGGTCAACTTCAATCAGTCAACTGGAGGAAAGAGTCAATGCCAATGAGCTAGATATTCCGAATGACTGCGATGACGAGGAGGATTTGGAGTACAAGATTCGAGAGGAAAAGAAATACCACGACCACAAGTCATGCATTGAGATATATAAGAGAGAGGTCAAGGATAGAATCAAGTTGATAATCTTTGAGGCATATTATGAGAAGGGATACACAACCGCCAGGTCAATGGCCAAATACTTTGACATTCCGGTAACCTCAGCTCATTACTATATTAGGGACATTAAACACGATCTAAATAAGATAAAAGATGAGAATAAAAGCAGAATATAAAGGCAAAACTATTGTCAAGCATACAACGGTTAGAAACATTATCGTGGTTGTTGATAATATAGATGTATCAAAGTACAAATATTATGTGTCTATTGGCATGGGATATTTATTTGAGAAGGAATCAGAAACAACAACCGCACCGGAGCCAATCAAATATGAGGGCATCGAGCAGGAAGTGAGTGCAAAACCGATTCCAAAGAGAAAAAGAAGAACAAAACCAACACCAGGAAAAGGAGAAGAATGATACTTGAGAAATATTTATTTGCTTTGAAACGCATCTCATTTGATTATGATGAAACATTGACTCAAGCCAAGGAGATTGCAAGGAATTGGATTAGAAAAGGAGCTGAGGTATATATCATTTCAGCACGACACAATAAAGAAGGCATGATGAAAACTGCTCAAGAATTAGGAATACCAGCATCGAGAGTTTATGCTACTGGAAGCAATAAGAGCAAAATTGAGATAATTCAGAAATTGAAGATTGACAAACACTATGATAACAATCCGGATGTAATCAAGCAGATTGGTGTCCGAGGAGAATTATGGATAAATAAATAGAAATGGGAAGGCCACGCAACTTTGAAACACCGGAGGATTTATATGAGCTATTCGAGAAGTATCGGAAGCACGTTAAGGAGAATCCAAGATACCAATATTCACTGAGCAACAAAACTGGTAAGGCTGAGCCTATTCCATTGGAAGCTCCATTGACTTTGAGTGGATTCAGAGTATTTTGTCACGATCATTCTTTGGTTGTGCAGGATTATTTTGCAAATAGCGGAGGGAATTATTCGGCATTCTCGACAATCTGCTCACGTATAAGCGATGAAATTCGAAACGACCAAATCATGGGAGGGATGGTTGGTCAATACAACGCATCAATCACTCAACGCTTAAATGGACTTACCGAGAAGTCGGACATCACAACCAATGGAAAGGACATCAACGAAATCAAGGTGAACATCATCAAGCCGGATGGAGATAAATAGCACCGTTATCTTTGAGAAGAACTACGAAGCTCTCCAGAATAAGGATGTACGGTTTATAATAAATGAGGGAGGAAGTAGGTCATCCAAGACATATTCCCTTTGTCAAATGATAATTGTCTACTCTCTCCAAAATAGGGGGAAGGTTACCTCTATTATCAGAAAAACGTTTCCTGCACTTCGAGCAACAGTCATGCGAGATTTCCTTGAGATTATGAAGGATATGGATTTGTATGACGTCAATGCTCATAACAAGAGTGAACACATCTACACATTCCCGAATGGAAGCATCGTGGAGTTCTTTTCAGTCGATGACGAGCAAAAGATACGAGGAAGGAAACGTGACCTAGCATGGTGTAATGAAGCCAATGAGCTCTTCTATGATGACTTCACTCAGCTTAACATGAGAACTGAATGGAAGCTCATCTTCGACTACAATCCAAGTGAATCAGCATCCTGGTTGTATGAGCTACCTAAGGAGGAGAGCATCCTCATCAAATCAACGTACCGCGACAATCCATTCCTCCCCGATTCCATCCGTAGGCAAATCGAGGACCTCAAGCGAACTGATGAATCACTGTATCAAATTTATGCACTGGGAGAGAAGGCAATCAGCAAGAGCAACATCTATTCCAATTGGACATTCGTGAAGCATCGACCTGCTAGATTCGTCAACTATGTTTATGGACTTGACTTCGGTTACAATCACCCCACTGCTCTCATGCGAGTGTATTGGTGTGAGGATGACATCTACATCGAGCCGGTGATATACGAGAGCTACCTCACCACCACCAACCTCATCGAGAAATGTGAGCAACTTGGAGTGGAGAAGCACATCACGATCGTGGCAGATTACGCACGACCTGAGATAATCGCGGAGATGAATAATGCAGGATACGATGTGCAGAACGCGAACAAGGTTGTGAAGAAGGGCATCGACAACATCAAGACCTTCGGAGTGTTCTGCGAGGATGAGTCCAGGATTAAAAAGGAATACGAGAATTATAAGTGGAAGAAGATAGGTGACCAAATCACCGATGAGCCGGTGAAGTTATGGGATGATGCGATGGATGCGGTGCGATATGCCGGTACTTACATCCGAAAGGAATACTATACCGATGACTCATACTTCGCCTTCTAAACAAAAGAGGTATTTTTGTTAATATATATATGGCATTTAGAACAAAGAAAATATCGCAGATGGATCCGAAAGGAGCTCCATTAGCATCGACCGATTTATTGGAGATATCTGAATTGGTGAGTGGAAGCTATGTAACCAAGTCAATCACTGGAGCGGAAATCGTTGCCGGAGCGACAACGGGATATGTTCCATACGTTGGTGCAACACAAGACCTAGAACTTGGAGCTAACGAATTATACACGGGTAAACTTTGGTTGTATGATGCGGTCAATGATAACTATGGAAGCGTTCACTTCACCGATACTGATTTTCATATCGAGGATGCGGATGGGCATAAGATGCTAGTCATTGAGGATGGGTTTATGCAAATCCACAAGACCGATACAATTCAATCCAATCTATTCACAAGCGGATTAACTGCGACACGCGACCACTATTTACCAAATGCTAGTGGAACTATTGCCTTGACTTCGGACATTCCTTCATTAGCTGGATACGTTCCAACGACTCGCACCCTAACAATAAACGGAACTACACAAGACCTATCAGCAGATAGAACATTCACTATATCTACGGGAATCACAATCGGTACGACTGCAATCACTTCGGGTACTGTTGGACGTGTATTGTTTGAAGGTACGGGGAATGTAGTTCAAGAATCGGCTAACTTGTTTTGGGATAATACGAATGGAAGGTTGGGTGTTGGAACTTCATCACCTTCTGAAAAATTAGAAATTGTTTCGGGTGCTATTCAACTTTCCAATGCTCAAGGTATTCGTTCAAGATATACGGGAGGTGCAGCTTTTACCATTTTACAAATGTTTAGTGATAACAACACTTACTTGGATGGTGCAAATGATATTTTATTTCGTGTTGCCGCAGGTGCTACAACTGCAATGAGATTAAAGTCAGCAACGGGCAACGTCCTCATCAACACCACCACAGACGCAGGATTCAAGCTAGACGTTAATGGTACTGCGATATTTAGAAGTAACATTACATTGAATAGTAATGCTTTGTACATAGGTACAAATTCAGCTATGCAATTATATACTGCGAGTTCTGACATTTATATAGATAACGGAAATACAAGTAGAAAAATTATTTTTAATTGTACAGGTTCGGGGCAATTTCAATTTAATAACGGAAATGTATTAGTGGGAACAACATCTAATATTGTTTCGTCTAAACTTACAATCGAAAG